TGGTACTCTTCATTTGTCATCTTCTTCATCTTGATGTTTTCTCGCTGTGCCTGCTTCTTATCTCTGCGAGTCTCTTCAACAAGTTTCTGAACTCCACCCATTTCGAGCAGATCCAACATTTCTTCCTTGGTGATTGCACCCATCTTGAAAAGATCCATCAAGAAAGCCTGTCGTGCAGGCTTGCTCATGGGAAGTGCAGATCCGCCTTCAACCCGAATATCTGTTCCATTAATAATGTCCGCACCCGACAGGGTAACAACATCAAATGCCTGATCGAGACCAGTAACCCTGATCTTACGCGGAATATCATAATAGTCAACAGCAAGTTGCAAAGCCTGACGAGCAACCTTTTCTACACCCTTTTCGAGGTAAGAATAAGTTGTGCTCATCAAGGAATCATCCTTCTCCTGAATGAACGAAATCGCAGTAGCGGCAACAACTCCGCCACCGGGACTCATTCCACGAGAAGCCTGGTGCTGTCCCGAAATATCTTCCAACTCTGTACGAATTGTGTCCATTTCTTGCATCACATAAGCCGGAAGTGTTTGCAGAGGAAGCGGACTAGGTGGAGGCAAACCAGGCTTGTAAGTTACGACGAGACCAGGCTCCGAAGTGTACTTTGAAGGTACAATCGAACCTTCAGCAACTAGGAGTTGAGGTCGGGCCATTCGATTCTTTGATTCAGTAATCTGAGAACTTGAACGATTGTATCGACGCTGCAATGTATTTGTGTCGACAAGAACTGAGTCGCCATAAAATTTACCTGTCGGTACGTGGATAAATCTGCTATAGGGGTATTCGTTGTGCAAGTAGAAATTTGAAACATCTGTGATTTCATCGCCGACAACTGTAACGAGCCCTCCATCATCGAGACCTTCATAAGATCCCGGCTTGATCCATGCCTCAATTACCAGCACCGAATCAGGCTTGGCTTCGTTTACTCCGCCTGTTTGGAAGTAACGAGTTTCAATCAGTTCGTTCTTTGCAACAACATTCGGGTTAGTGTCGATCCCATAAAACTTCTTCACCCAAGTTACCGGACGAGTGTATGCCTCAAACACATAAGGTTGGCATTCAATGTCTTCTTCCAGCAAATCCGGAACGAACAAGTTGAATGGAGTAGTTACACCGAATTGTACATCACCCTCAACAGGAAGTCCATACTGATCCGAAGACATAGGATCAATAAGATTCTTGTCCCACCAAGTTTTGAGGAAAGAAGTTCCGCAAATCGTCAGCCAGAACGCATTGCGAAGCATCTTTACATCCCAGTCACGCCTCTGCTGCATATATTCCCAAAGTTGCTCGCCAGCCTGAGCCGACAGCAAATCATCATCACTACCAGTGGCGGGTAGAACTGTAGCAGACGGTTTTTGAGAAGTTAGGCGGGACATCTCGGTACGAATCAGAGGACGAGTAAGGTTAATTGTGTTACGAATTCTGTAACTTGGTACCGCAGGGGTAACCAATCGTCCTGTCGGGCCCGTACCTACAAGAGTAAGATACTGATTTCCTGAGTACATTGCATAGTTAACATACCACTGACGCTGAATTGGAAGTCGATCAGTCTTCATTTCCGAATACTTGGACTTAATCCAAGCCTTCAACTTATCCTTATCGACCTTAGGTTTTGCAGGAACCTTTGGCTCCGGAGGCTTAGATAAGCCCGGAGAGTTCTGCTGCGAGCCTCGGGTCATCGAGGCTGCTAAGCCCATCGGAGTCGTCACTCAACATTCTCCTTTCGTTTTCCTCCGACGATACAATTTGTGGTTCGCCCACGGCATTCATCGTCTGGATTGCCTGATATGCCAGTGGTTCCTTGCTAGAAAGAAGTCCGATACTCTTATCGAGAAGTTTCAAAGTCTCCGAGGAAGAATTCTCCGCTTGACGGAATTCCGCTATCGCTCGATCCATCCGACCGATCATCTGTTCTCGAATCTTTTCCATCTGGTTCACTGACTGTTCCCGAATCAATTCCATCTGAAACTTTGTCAGCACCAGAATCTTCTGCTGGCGAATTGCCCACATGATTCCCAGAATCGCTGCCGACAGCAACAGAATCAAGACGACGCTGAAGCACAGCGTCAAGATCACCGTGGATTCCACTCATAGCCTCCTTATATCTTCTCAACTCCTTGTAGAGTTCGTCTTTTTCATCCCGCACTCGGCGGAAATTTTCGATGGAAGTTACACCAATGGCCCCTCCGAGGTCATCTAGCATTGATCGAGTGCACAGCAGGCAGAACATAATCGTTCCGTAATTCCGAATTACCAGTTGCATCGTTACTACAGGGCGATTGTGAGATCCGCAAAGTATGCATTGACCTGGGATCGGAAGAGTTACAAAATCAGGATTGAGGATTTGGTACCGCCCGACAGGCGAAGTTTCAGTCATATTCTAGCCCTTTGAACTCGGATTCGGGGACAACGAAGCCCTCGGACTTCTGTGTCCATTGTGTCATGCGCGCCCGCGTGTCAAGATACGAGCCTTTCGGAGCGATAAGTCTCTCTGCTGCCAGCCGACCGGGAGCGAATTCTTCAGGGTCTGCTGACAAGTTAGGCAGGAGCGTGAAAAAATACCTGCACGAATCGAAGGCGTGGTCGTCTTTCTTGTGAACTTCTTCTCGTGGATCAAGCGAGTCTCGAAGTTTTGCAGAAGCAGCAACTTTCCAGTGGAGACGCTGCATTTCTCGTTCAAGATTCGGACAGGCTCCCTTCACCAACTGCCAACGTGGACGACCCGACAGGGGATCAACTCTGAGATACCCATGCATTTGATTGATTCCAGTTTTCACATCCTTGGGGATACCGTCGAGCGCGAGGATAATATCATTCTGTAAGTAAACAAGTCGCACAGACATACCTGTTTCTGCGTTCCGCTGTTTCATGGCAGGATCACCAGTCCTGAGATAAATATCATCAGGATCGAGCCCGAGAACTTCCTTCTCGTAGTTATGAATGTATTCCGCATGATCCTTAATCAGAACATTAGTTCTATAGTATTCATGGAACGTAATAACATGACCCTTTTCATTGACTGCGTGCCAATAGATTGCTGTCGCGTTCTTTAATCCATGGTCGATACTTACGTAAATCTTTATCTTGCCAGTCCGCACGTCCATTCGAGACGGGCGCCAATATTCTTCAACCTGAGCGTGAACATCTGGGTCGAACTCCGGAAAAATATTTCCTCCGCGCTGGATGAACTTACCCTTGGTCCGCATAGCAAGTTCGTCAGGATCATTGATCCCCTGTGTAATTAGCGCACGCCCCGCTGCCGAAACATGAGGATTGTCCTCAACGTCTACCTCGAAAACATCAATTCCATCCGACAGGGTACCCTTCTCCCATGGCTCATAGATTTCATCAAAGATCCACGTCATCCCCTGAACCGGAGTAAGTGTCAGCCACATAGATCCTTCAGTGTCAACCAACCGAAGCAAGTTTTCCTGGTAGTAGATCCGAGGAACTTCCTCATCAATATGAACGAAATGACGCGAGACACCAGCGTGCTTCTCCACGTCCTGCTCCGAACTCATAAACTCCAGGAATGATTTATTTTCAAAGAACAGCGTCCGAAGTTCATTATCCCAGGAATCTTCCCACGACCCGTTAATTAGGTCAGAGGGCACAACCCACCTGCGAACTTCAGGAAGCAAAATCTTCTCAACACCTTCAACGTAAGAAACTCCCACAACACGTCCGCGTACAGGCCCGACAGGTAATCTTCGGTGCGGATGCCGTTTCGTACACCACCACAGATCTTCTACAACTCCTGCGGTAGTTTTTCCAGAACGGTTCCCGCCAATATAGGCCCTAATTTGCTTCTTGCTGAGATGAAAAGGCAACTGTTTCACATGTGGGTCGTATGCAATTAGGTTCGGCTCTGTAGCCTGCTTTATTAGTTGCTCAGAAATTGCATCAGCCATTGACCCAACATCTTTGACGTGGGCCTCTCGGCGGGAGGGTCGGCTGCTTCTAGGCATCAGGTAGTTTGGTCGTCCGCTCCGATAGATTTTAGTGCAGCGAGAATCTGTTTCATGAGCGCCTGATTATAAGTTGCAGTCGCCCCTGTGAACTTCACTCCACGCAATGCTCTCCGAACTCCGTCTCCCGGTAGCGCTTGTCGTGAAGAATATCCGAGAGTGTGGTGCAATGATTCAGGTCGAAGATCCGTGTCCGCCTTACGGTGAATGTCGCTAACTTGTCGTGGAGTTAACTTAGTAAAGTCAATGTCAATCTTCTTGCCGGGCTTTTCATTAATGTCTGTAGCCGGGCGAACGTTAACATTCTGGTTTGTCTGACCAGGAACATTGGCACTAGTCATGATGCTTCAATCACTTTCGTGGGATTGAGTTTGAGTTGGATCTTTCCAGCAATTGCTTGAAGAAGAGCAGGCTGATCCGACAGGGTTTCTTGCAGAATCTCAACAATAGCCGTCACGACAGCGCGCCCGTCCTGAACTTCTATTTTGTTCGGATCGAAGCGACCCGACATTTTGTTGAAATATTCGATCGAGCGAAGATCACCTGCAACTGCATTAGCCGTCAATGAATCGAGAACAGTAGCCTGGTGCCGCTCAATGTTTCGCTCAGCCAGGTCTCGGTAGGCCGCTGAAAAGATGGGGTTAGCCAACCAAGTTTGCCATTCCCACCACTCCACATTGATCTCTTGGAGTTTGCGCGACAGAGGTTTGCGGTCCAGGACATTCGAGACTTTAGCCAGGGCCACCATTTGTTTGGCCGTCAACCCGGAGTGCTTTCCGGAGACCGGATCTATCAACCCACGGTCCAAACATGCATCAACAAACGCGCCCCCGACAGGCGAATTAGAAAAGAGTTCCTCTACTTCCTCAAAGTTAATGTCAATCTCCCACTCCGCAGCAGCCCTCATGAAAGATTCCCGGTTCACTGGAACTCCGCGTGAGTAGAGATAGTTAGCACTTGTCACACCAAGTTGGACGGTAATCTTCTGATGATCGCTGAGCGATGAATCCTTGTTAAACTTCGGGGCCCGAGGGGATCGCCTAGAGTTTACGGCCATAGCCACTCCTTGATGAAGTTCCAATTCCGGGCGTAGAGGGAATTCTCGAACGAAGTTATGATGGAAGGTTGAATGCAGAGATTCTTGCAGAACCCGACAGTCGAAACGTTAAATTGACGCTTCCATTTGTTCCAAGCCTGCATTGAGTTAATGTTGAAAAAACCAGGATGCGGAGGATTTCCGCTTGCCGACAGGGGAAGAAAAGGATTGAGAGGATTAGCCGCGCGAGCCAGAGCAGCATCACGAGTTAGATCCCTGAAAACTTGATACTCCAACTCCATTACTTCTGGTAGTTCTCCGAGGGTCTCGAAAAACTTTAGAATCTTTGGATTGGGATGGCTGTAGCATCCGAATTCATTGAGAAGAACTACTTGGGCTCCAACTGATGCGAATTCTGCGATTTCTCGTTGGGAATAGTTGTGATGGAGGCGAAGTGATTTGAAGGGATTGGTTAGAAGATTGTTTGGTATAGTAGACATGAAAAGCCTCCTTCCAGAAGAGTAAAACCCTTATAATACGGATGGAAAATTTCGGACACAAGATCAACTTCCCCCGGTTCACTCTTCCGTGTCAAATCATCACCCGATCGGGGTACAATCTTTGCTCTCATGAGGCTGGCAGGCATGGCAGAATGATGGAAGAGCGGCCAGGGTGGCCGCCGGTAGTGCCA